AAAATAACTTCCGTTCCGGACTCTGGAAATAAATCGAGAGTTGTGGCCATACCAGACTACTGGACTCAATGTGCCTTGGCACCATTTGAGAAAAACGTGTTAAACGTTATCCGAGTAGCGTACCCTAATAGTTCGAATATTTTCGACCATCCGGGTGGTTTCAAGAAACTACAGAATGCTATCAAACCTGGTACATCCTCGTTGGATGCAACAAGTTGGACTGATACTTTTTCAAGTAAAATTCAAAAAAGAGTAGTTTCTAAGTTATTCGGCATTGAATTCAATGACGCATGGTCTAGATTAGTAGTCCATTGCCACTGGAACGTTAAGAACACTGACTCTAGAGTCAGATATCAAACAGGCCAGGGAATGGGTACTAAGGGCTCTTTTCAAATAGCAAGTTTAACTTATCTTCTTGTAATGGAATTCCTTACAAAGAAGAACTATTCTGCCGAATACGAGCGGAGATCTAAGTCGAGAGACTTTACAGATCTTTTTAACCAAATTGGTGATGATTCGTGGAATCAAGACCCTGATGGCTTAGTTCGTAAAGATTTAATAGAATTAGTGGGAATGCCCATTAATTTAAGTAAATCGAAGTTCTCAACGGATGAAAATCTCGTTGGAGAATACGTCTCCCGTAATATTAATTATGGAAAAGACGTAAGCAGAATATCTCTGAATTTATGTAGACAGGTTGGTAAGAATTTCTTCTATCTCCCTGACCTTATAAAGCATCTAGAGGAGCGTACAGTGTCTTTCGACATCTACAGGCTCATAGAATTTCTCAGAGCAAGGGTTAAACATGACGGGAAGCCTTATTACAAAGATCATATTTGGTCTTCGTTTTATAAGACTTTAATTGTGGACAATATCATCAACGATGATAAGGTCTTTTACCGTCTTCTTATAGATCTTGAGAGATCGTTATCTCAAACCCCTGAGAAGGTGAATGATTTAACGGTTCTCCGGTCACATTTCACAGAACGAACACGTTTTGCAACGTTGAAGTTTCTGTTGTTACTGCAGGATTGTGAGTATATGTACTCAACGATCGAGCAGTCCTTTTATGAAACCAGTGATCGTCTAAGGGAATACCCTATAGACAGATCGACAATCTCTTTTAACGGACAATATTTTAGGATGGAATATTTCATCCAAAATAAAGGTTTTCTTGAACTTAGTGCACTACGTGCATCCTACGTTTCAAGAGAACTGATACGTGATGGACTATTTAAACTGAGTTTAGATACGTTCAACGTTTCCAATATTGAGTCTCTAAATGAGTCTCTTGCAGAAATGCAAAAGGCTTTAATAGAGATTCATAAGGATGTTGTTTACGGAAAATATTATGAAAATAAGAAAGTCCTGTTTAAACAACGTATTGACAGTG